TGCCGTGGCTGGAGGAGGAGACGGATTTCTCCGACCGGACCGCCGCCCGGTACATGCAGGTATTCAAGGAATACTCCAGCGCGCAGCTCGGCCTTTTCGGGCCGGAGACAAATTCGCCAACGTTGTCGAATTTGAGTATTTCCAAGGCTTTGAGCCTTCTTTCCCTGCCGCCGGAGGAGCGGGAGAGCTTCGCGCAGGAGCATGACGCGGAGCAGCTGAGCGCGCGCGAGGTCGAGGCGCTGGTCAAGGAGAGGACGGCGGCGCTGGAGACGGAGAAGGCCGGGCTCGAATCGGCATGCAAGCAGGCCGAGGAGGAGCTCCAGAACGCACGTAGGGAGCTCCGGGAGCTGGAGTCGCGCCCGGTTCCCGTGGCCGTGGAACGCGACGAGGAGGCCATCCGGGAGGCCGTCGAGCTGGAGCGGGCCGCAGCGGAAAAGAAGATCGCCGCCGCAGCGGACGCGGCGGCCGACGCCGAGCGGGCCAAGCACAGCGAAGTGGAGAAGGATTTCAAGAAGAAGATCGCCGAGCTCAAGAGCCAGATCAAGCAGGCCGAGGCCGCGAAGGCAGAGACGGAGAAGGAGATCGCGGCACTGAAGGAGAAGGCGGACGCGGCCGAGAAGGCCGGGGCAGAGACGCCGCAGCTGCGCGCGCAGGTCAAGGATCTGGAGGGGAGACTCGCACTTGCCTCGCCGGAGGTGGCGGAGTTCAAGGCCGCTTTCGACAGAGCGCAGAAGGAGCTGGTCACCATGCTCGGCGCCTTGAAGAAGGTACAGGACGAGGGCGTCAGAGCGAAGCTCGCCCAGGCGGCGAAGACGGTGCTCGTCAATTTCAGCGGGCAGGTGGAGGGCTGAGTATGTTCGGACTGATGACCATCCGCGCGCACGAGAGCGCACTGTCCAATGTGGAGAACGCGTACATCTGCATAAAGAAGAGCAACGAGATGCTCAAGAAGAGGATCCGGCTGGGCGAGGATTACCGTTCGCGCCTGGAGCTGGAGATCACGAGCGTCAAGGAGGCGAACATCCGGCTCCTCCACGAGAAGGAAGAACTCGAGCGGGAACTGATGCAGACGGATCACGCCCTGCGTGAGGCCCGGCTGATGTGCGGCAGCCTTGAGGCGCACCTGAGCGCAAGACAGCGGGAGGAGGTGAACGAAGCATGACACATGAAATCAAGATCAACAGCGACTTTGCGGACGCGGTCCTGAGCGGTGAGAAGAACTTCGAGCTGCGGAAGAACGACCGCGGGTATCAGAAAGGGGACAGCGTCGTCTTCCGCGTGGTCGACAGGGACGGCGTGGAGATGACAGAGCACGCGCTGCACGGGGCGGAATACAACATCACCTATGTGCTTGGAGGCTGGGGCCTGCGCCCGGAGTTCTGCGCCTTCGGGATCCAGAGGAAGGAATAAAAGAAAAGCCCCCGGAGAAATCCGGGGGCATGATCAGCAAAACATGCGACAAGGGAAATGGGGACTTTGGTTTTGTAACCTGCACCTTTATCTGAAAGATGCAGGTTAGAGGATCAAGGAAACGCGGCGGCGATACTATTCTATATACGCGCGCACGCGTTTCTTGCGGGACCTTTTACCGGCTAACGTTGGGACAACGGAGAGAGGAACGAGGGAGCGAGGATGAAAAGGCTGATGAAATACTACGTGATATCCGGTCGGACCGTGGAGGAGAAGGCCTGCCTGCTCTCCTCCAGGTCTGACCGACAGAAGCAGAGAGGTGTCCGCCGGGCCGGGACGAGCTCGGCCTCCAAAATCAAAGCCAACGAGAGGAGCTCCGTGCAGAGGCTGGCAAGAGAGATCGGCTGCAACTTCCAAGCGGGAGACGGCTTCCTCACGCTCAAGTATGACGCCTCGCATTATCCTGGAAGCATGAACCCCGCCGAGAACGTGCCGGGCTCCCAAGGCTACGAGCGGGCAGCCGCAGATCTGGACCGCTTTCTCCGCAAGCTCAGACGCGCGTACCGGCGGAAGACCGGGAAGCCGCTCAAGGGACACTGGCAGACAGCAAACTGGAGCCCGAAACGCCAGGCGCCTGCCCGGCTCCATCAGCATCTGATCGTTCCCTCCGCAGCGGTGGAGCTTGCCCGCAGGCTGTGGCCGGAGTTCGGAGGCGAGGGCACCGTCATCGTCAAAGACCTTGACAGCGACCCGGACCGGACGCGCCTTGCGGAATACATGGTCGGAAACGTCGCAGGGAAGACGCCCGGCATGAAGGGCTGGAGCGGGAGCCGCGGCATGGAACAGCCGGTCCTTTCCGAGCCTGAAGAGATCGGCAGCCTGGACGAGCTGGCGCCGCCGCCCGGCGCCGTCATCAAGGACGTGCGGGAGACCACGAACGAGGACGGGCTTGTGATCGGCAAGTACATCCGCTACGTGCTGCCAGAGCAGCCGAGGCTTCGCGGCGGGCAGATCATCCTGCCCAGGCCGCGGAAGAGAGGAGGGCATCGGAATGGCGCTGATCGTATGCTGCCCTGAATGTGCGCGCAAGATCGAGCAGCGGTACATCGTACAGCAGGAGAGCGGGACAGAGCCGGGGCAATGCCAGTTCTGCTTCGTAGAGAAGCGGCTGGCTCGCTATGAAATCACGCCGCAGAAGACCCGGTACAACCATCGCCGCGGCGGTGGAGAGCGCAACAGATCAGGGGCGCGCGGCTGATGGCAGACCATGAAGCCGCAAGGGTGCGCTGCCCCTTCTACCGGAAGAGCGGGAAAGACGGCCGCTTTATCCGCTGCGAGGGGATCGCATGCGCAAGGAGCGTAACGCTCAGCTACAAGAGCGAGAGGCAGAGGATCCGACAGATGGAGATCTTCTGCCGGAATTGTTACGCGAACTGCGAGATCTACCGTGCCATCGTGGAGAGCAGAGGACTTGACTGATGGCATGTGCGACGGTTCGCTATTGAATAACCAAGACAAAAATCCGATACAAAAGAGAAAGCTAAAACAGCGGAAGGCATTGATACAAGCGGGTTACAGAAGACGGAGAAACGAGCGGGCAAAGGGGTGACATCCGGGCCCGCCCTTATGCTATGCTTTTTTCAGCAGAGAAAAGGACGGTGAACGGGATGGCGAAGATCGACCGCTGGCTGAGCAAGGAAGGCCTGAAGCAGGTCGAGGCGTGGGCCGCGAGCTGCACAGACCAGGAGCTCGCCGGAAAGCTGGGCGTCACCAGGAGCACGCTCGCCCAGTGGAAGAAGACGAATCCGGACATTTCGGACGCCGTAACGCGCGGCCGCGCCGACGTGCACGCCTGCGAGAATGTGGAAAAAACGCTGCTCGATAGAGCGCTCGGCTATACCGTCCCGGTGAAGAAGGCCATGAAGCTGCGGCATGTACGGTACAACGATGAAGGACGCCGCATCTCGGAGGACGAGGAGGTCGTGATCGTGGAGGAGGAGCAGCATGTGCCGGCGGACGTCGGTGCGATCCGCTTCTTCCTGACGAACCGCGCGCCCGACCGCTGGCAGAACAAGGTCGAGATGGAGGCAGGGGTCCGCGCGGAAAGCTTTGAGGACTATCTGGCCAGACGGGAGCGGGAAGGCGGAGCGGAATACTGATGGACATCCTCAATGCCCACACGTACATCGAGCGCTGCCTATGGATCCGGAACAAGAGCGGGCACAATCAGAGGCTGCGGCTGAACCCGCCGCAGGAGAAGCTGTACAGCGTCGTGCGGGAGCAGGCCCGGGAGGGCAGGCCGATCCGCATCATCATCCTCAAGGCCCGACAGGAGGGCTTCTCGACGCTGACCGAGGCGCTGATCTTTCACGGAACGGTGACGCACAGGAACCGTGAGGCGCTGATCGTGGCGCACCGTGAGGACGCGACGAGAAACCTGTTCCGCATGTCGAAGCGCTTTTACGATATGCTCGACGAGCCGATGAAGCCCATGCTGAAGGCCAGCAACGCGCAGGAGCTGGTGTTTGAGAACCCGAGCAAGAACCCGCGCGAGCGGGAGTCAAGGCCGGGACTTCGCAGCAGGATCCGCTGTGTCACGGCAGGCGGCAAGGGCATCGGCCGAAGCGATACGCTGCAGTATGTCCACATCTCCGAGTATGCTTTCTGGCCGGACGGGCCGGGCGGCAAGAGCGAGACCCTGCTCGGCATCCTGCAGGCGGTACCGGCGGAGAGCGGGACGATGGTTATCATCGAGAGCACGGCCAACGGCTTCGAGGATTTCAAGGAGCTGTGGGACCGGGCAGTGCGCGGAGAGAGCGACTTCGTGCCGCTGTTCTTCGCCTGGTTTGAAAACCCGGACTACCGCAGGCGTCCGACGCCGGGCACAGAGTGGACGGACGAAGAGCGGGCGCTGCGGGAACAGTACGGACTGGAAGACGAGCAGCTCGCATGGAGGCGCTGGTGTATCGCCAACAACTGCGGCGGCGACGTGCGCAAGTTCCATCAGGAGTACCCGAGCAACCCGGAGGAGGCCTTCCTCCACAGCGGCGAGGGCGTCTTCGACAACGAGGCGGTACAGCGACAGCTGGAGAGCTGCGCCGAGCCGATCACCCGGGGACGCTTCGTGGATGGTACGTTCAGCGAGAGCGAGGCCGGGGAGATCGCGGTATATGAGAGACCGATCCCGGGGAGGCCCTACGTGGTGGGCGGAGATACCGCCGGCGAGGGCAGCGACTATTTCACAGGCATCGTGATCGACAACGTGAGCGGGAAGATCGCCGCGGTGCTGCGGCGCCAATACTCCGAGCCGGAATACACCCGGCAGATCTACGAGCTGGGACGCTGGTACAACGACGCGCTGCTGGGCGTGGAGGCAAACTTCTCCACCTATCCGAACGCCAAGCTGCAGGAGATGGGATACCCGAGACTGTACGTGCGCGAGCGGGAGGACAGCTACACCGGGAAGCTGCGCGAGAGCTACGGCTTCCGCACCGATCGGGTGACCAGGCCGCGGATCATCGCAGGGCTGGTGGAGGTCTTCGAGAGTCACCCGGAATTCTTCACGGACAAGAGCCTGCTGCGCGAGATGCTGCGCTTCGTATACAACGAGGACCACAGACCGGAGGCAATGGCCGGAGAGCATGACGACCTTGTCATGGCCGCGGCGATCGCCTACGCGATCCGGTGGCAGCAGGCCAGCGAGGACAGCCGGCCGAAGGAAAAGAAGAAGCGGCAGACGTGGACCCCCGACATGTGGGAGGACTACCGGAACGCGAGCGAAGAGCTCCGGGAACGAATGAGAAACGAATGGGGCGCCCCGGAATAAGGCGCCGACGAAAGGAGAATACAGCATGATCAGAGTAACCAATGAACGTTCGGCAAGCTGCCTCGGCGGGAGCGCCGGGCCAGCGCTGTGTCTTGAAGGATACTGCGACACCGATGACTTCGATGATCTGCCCACGGTGAATATCGCCACGGGGTCAAACTTCATCGACGCGGACAACGGCAACGTGTACATGTTCAACGAAAAGACCGGGGCGTATAAAGCGGTGGGCAATCTGAACGGAGAGATCGTATGAGACTGTCTCTTGCGGACGACAGGAGGCGCGTCTTCCTCCTGCTCGCGATGCGCAACGCGATGAGGGCATCCGGCGCTGAGACGCTCACGGTCACAGGTGTCAGCCCACTTGCGCTGCTCAACGCCGTCGCGCATGGCATCCTCAGCTTGACGCAGTACGGCAAATGCACAGAAAGCGGCGGCAAGACCTACTGCAACAACGGTGAGGTCAAGGCTTCGCCGAACCTGCTGGACTCCAGCGCGGCGAATACAACGCTTGGTAAGTACATCGAAAAGACAACTGGCAATCTCAAAGATGCCAAGTCGAACTTTATGTTTGAGGCGTACATGCCTGTAGTCGGCGGCAAAACCTATGTCGCTTACGGGAAATCGTGGGATGGCACGGACATCGCAGACTATAACCGTATCGCGTGGTATGACAGCAACAAGGACTGGATCAGCGGCGCAAACTATACTCAAAACCAGATTTCAGTTGTCACCGCTCCCGCCAACGCCGCATATGCCAGGTTCTCTTGCAATCCGAGCGGCGGCACATCGACCGAAGTTACGCAGGAGCTGGTGGATAGCTTCTACTGGGTCTTTCAGGAAGGCACGGCGGAGCCGAGCGCCGTCCATGCGCATGGCGAAGTTTGGGTAGAGGGGAACGCAGAAGTGTTGACGGTGAGCGCAGACGGCGTTGCAGACCAGACCGCCTCCGTGGTCAGCCTCTTTGCTGCAGACGGCGTGGCCGACGAGCAGGACATCATTACCGGGCTTGTAATGCGCCGCGTTGCTGTGAGCGGAGACGGCGGAGTCTTGACAATGGCCGCACGCGTTACGCCCACGACCGAGAGCGTCACACCGCAGGCGCTCCACACTGTCGCAGGGACAACCGTTGTCACGGTGGAGGCCGAGGTCGACGGCATTACGCTGGCAGTCGAATACAAAGGGGTCGCGGCGGAACCCGAGGAGGATCCGGGCGACGATGAATCCTGATCGAAGGAGTAAACGGTATGTACGACAGAAGCATTGAAGGTCAGAACAGCGTCGACGAGAAGACGAGGCTTGAGATCTGGCAGAAAAGAAGAGCCCGTTCGGACAGCGAATACTCCGAGGAAAGCAAGAACATGGACGAGCGGGAAT